GGAGCTGCTTTAATACACCCTTTTACAATAGGGTTATCCCTAGGTAATTGCTGCATATTGAGTTTACCACTAGAACTGAGACGGCCACTAGTAGTGCTGTGTAAATTAAAGCCCGTGCGAAGTCGAGAATCTCTATCCAACTGAGGTATGATTTTGTCCAAATAAGTATTTTTAATTTTGGACTTTTGTCGGATGGCCAATATAAGTCCTGGGACTTCGGATTGTTGAGCCAATTCTCCCAAGACTTCCGCATCAGTTGAAGCCGCTCCAGTGCCAGTCTTTTTTCCAGTAGGTTGCAAGCCAAGGAAGTCAAACAATAGAGACCGAAGCTGAACAGTGCTATTAGGATTAAAAGTTTTTCCATTTACCTCTTCAAACTTCGATATAGCTGGATGCTTATAGAGTTCAGCGATTGCTTCGTCAATCTCTTTTTGCATTAGCTCTTGAGACACAACAAGTCTATCTCTATCAAAAGGTACTCCATTATTCTGGACATCGGTTAAGAATCTCGATCCTGGTATTAGTATATTATCGTATACTTTTAGTAGCTTCTTGTTCTGTTTAATTTTTACAAATTTTTCGTAAAGTAGGAATGTACACAATGCGTCCATACCTGCGTATGTTTTCATTACATCGAAAGGAATACTGTCCCAAGTAAATTGGTCTTTTAGTATGCCATTCTCTCTTCTGTAGTTATCAATCCAATCATACATTGGCTTCTCATAATCCCCGTAGGGCGTGAAATGCATTGATAACTGCTTAAGGCCGTGACCTCCTGGGTTCTCGTCAATAAGGTAGTGCAGTAACATAGTATCCTCGAACTGAGGAAACTTAAAGTTGAAATGATACTCGAAAAATGCCATGTCGAACTTAGCATTATGAAATATTACTGCTTTTTTGTCAAACAGCTCTTGTAATAGTGCTTCGGTTTCTTCGTTAAAGCACTCGGTATCAATGTATGCGCCCTTCTTATCGTCATATGCTAGGGATATACCAAGCATATAGCCATCACGAGGATACAATCCTGTGGTCTCCGAGTCAAGAGCAATATAAGGTTTAGGAGCATTAATCGCCGCTCTAATAAAGGTATTAGCTCTTTCTGTGTCTTGAATACCAAAGGCAACACTCTCATCAATTAGTACCTCCTCAACTTCGCCTTTAATATGCTTAATAATATTATCGCGTGAGTTCTCCCAAGTATTTCTAGCCTCTGGCTTAAATGCGAGCATAGCTGGGTTAATAACCGGCAAGAATTTGCCTTCTACTTTCTTACCAGAGTATTCTGTAATTGAATTAATCTTGGTAAAATACTTAAGTGCGTCACTTCCGACTAGAATAACCCAGTCGTAGTCGTCTGTATTTATTTCAATGTCACAATCGCGCTTTAATACTTTAGTAATGGTCGGATTGGAACATAACTGATACTGGTCGAATTCAAACTCATGGTCGAACTCTGATTTGTAATTGGTCTTGCTTCTTTTGGTTTCTATTAGGGCAACCTTAGCCATATATTCCTCGATTAGTATAATTTGTCTTTCAGTTTACTTACTTGTACCTGCGTTAAAGCTCCTGGGTCTGTACCTTTTAAATGTATATTTCTATTTAAAAGCTCTGCTGCTTCGCACATAATTTTTACTCTATCTGCGGCCGCCTGTCCTGCGTCGTCCCCGTCCATGAAAATATCTATAGTTTCTACTCCTTGTATTGACAACATTCGTAGTTTATCTTCATTGATATTCTTTGTGCCAAAACAACATACTGCATTTGTGAGTCCCTTGTCGTGCAGGTTTATCATATCATATATACCTTCTACTAAGATAATATGACCATTTATTGGTTTTACTATTGGGAACAGAGGCATCTTTGCACCTCCTGGAGAAATCATATACTTAGGGGTTCCACCTGTAGTATGTCTGCCATTAAATGCTACAATTCTCCCTGAAATATCCCTTATAGGAAAGTTAATTCTCCCTACGAAATCTGTATCTGAGTGTAGGAATGCTTCAAATCTTTTATAGGTTTCTGGTTTAATATCTCTCCAGTTACCTGTATAAGGTAAACTATTTTTGGGAAAAGACAAACCAATACTTTCTGACCTCTTATCTTTAAGTTTCTTTTTTAAAAGTTCTCGTCGTAGTTGTAATTGGTTTGCCTTTTCCCCAAAATAGGTAAATAAATTTCCCTTGAATTCGCAAGAAAAGCACTGAAATATACCTGTTATGCGGTCTATACGCATACTAGGATTTCGGTCTGGGTGTTCTGGATTAAGGCACGAAACTAAATAGTCTCCACCTTTAGGAATAAAATATACATCTCTAGACTTCAGTAGTTCTTCTACGTTCACTATCTGCCTATATCCTTTACATTATCTCTACTAATAACTTGGTAAGCTCCCTTATTGTACGCGGGGGCTAGTGTATACTTTGCAGAAACCTCTGCTCTATAAGATGTGTCTACTATTTGCTCTACTACTTTGGTATCTGCTACTGACTTATACTCTTTAGTATCTCTTCGATACGCCGTACTTTCTTGTAGCGGCTCGAATTTAGGGGTATACCCTTTAGACTTTGGAAGTGGCTTTCGCTTTCTTCCTGAAGGGGAATGACGCAAACTGCCGAATTGAATTGCCATAAAAAAACCTCCTCTACTTTAGAAACTATATTATACTAAAATAGAGGAGGGAAGTCAAGAACTTTTTTTAAATATCATCAATGCTTTCGCCAGTTTTAGCTGAGGAATCTTCCCTCTCCTTGGGCGTAAGAGCGGACTCTGGCCCAATCTTTAGGCTTTCCCAATCTACTACTGACGTAAATGAGGTCATAGCTCCGTTACGCATTTTCACACAGTTGAGGGTAATACAATTATCCTCGTGATCCCAAGTCTCTAAAGTGAATGCTGCATCTGCCGCATCCAAGATACCCTTTGCGAAACGTGCTTCACCACTTGCATCTGTTTGATATGGTGAGAAAACAGTACAGTCATATTCTTGTGCCATAGACTTCAATGCTTTACTTACTTCAATCTGCTCTGTCCAGTCATATTGACCTCCAGTTCTAGAAGGTAGATTTGAGCGTTTTACTTGGTTTATATAATCAACTACGATTACTCCAACATTCAATGCTTTTACCTTCTTATCCAGTTCGGCACGAATCTTAGACAATGTAAGTGACGGATCATAAATAACATCTAACTGTTGAGTCGGGAGAAGCTCACAGTTATTCTTTAAATTATAATGAAACTTAGCAAAGTCGCGGTCTTTTTTATATTCCTTTAAACGCTCTTGACCCTCTTTAAATCTAGAAGCCCACCAACCTGCAACTTTCTCCCACTCGCCAAGACTAAGATTCTTAGTACGAAGGCGATTAAATGGAACTCCAGTTGCGATAGAGCAGCATCTCTGTAGGATATTTCTGCTATCCATCTCAATGGTGAAATAAATAGCAGATTTACCACTAGCAAATACATTTTGTGCAATATTAGCACAGATTACGGACTTACCCGCACCCCTCTTACCTCCTACCATCACTAAGTCTCTGGGAGAGAACTGGGTGGAGAGGTCGTACTCGGCATTCAATCCGAGCGGGACGTATTTCTCTAATTCCTCTTCTGGCTCGAACAAGTCAATATGTTGCATACTTTCTTGCGGATCTTCAAGATCTACCTTATTCTCAATGTCGAGGACAATTTGATGTAGGTGATCTACTGACTCTTGTGCATCTTCAAAAGCTACACTGTTGTCAATATAATCTTCGAGCGAGCTGAGAATCTCTTTTTGAGTGTATTCATTTTTCAGGTACTGAAGAAGCATAGCTGCATCGGCATCGACAACGACACTTTCAACAGCATATAACTTTTCTCGTGTACCTGAATCACGAATCTCAAGCTTGAGATCATCGAATGTGGGCATTACGTGAAACTTTTCGCAGTGCTTGCTAATTATGTTATAAAGTGTGTGATACTCAGTAGGCAAATAATGCTTATGAGTAACGCTCCAGGTCTGAAAGTCCTGAAGTGCTAACACTTTATTAATTAACGCACTTGCTATGTTAATCGTAATTCTCCCAAATTCGATATGAAACAGCCGTTGAGCATAACCCAACGGCTGTTGGTTTGTACTTTAACTGATGGAATTAACCAGCAGCTTTAGCACTCTTAGCTGCACCATCGTAGTCAGCTGCGCTGATACCACGGCGAGTAAGCATAGTTTTAACGCCACGAGCAGTTTTACCAATTGCTTCAGCAATTGCTTCAACAGTCATGCCGCCTACGTTATCGAGGCCAGCCAAAGGATCTTCTTTGGTAGCTGACTTAGTAGTTTCCTGACGTGGAATAGCATCAATCTCGCCAGCGCGCAACAGGCTCAGAGCCTTACCACGTACTGAATTGACTGAACGACCCATAGCGGCAGCGATTGCTTCTACGAATTCACCATTACGTACCATAGATACGAAAGTGGCTTCTTCTTCAGCAGAGTAAGTGCGAACACTTTCTACTTTAGGAGCAGGCTTAACGTGCTCGGTCAATTCCATTGACAGGATTTTGCCTTGAATAGACTTAGGAGAGAAAGCACCATCTTCGAAATGGCCAGCAATTTCAGCATAAGTGTATTCACCGCTGTTGTCAGTGACAAAAGCAGCGAGGGTAGCTTCTTGAGCATCGCTAAATGCACGAGATGCGCCTGCAGAGGCTAATTCTACATCGTGACCCATTTTTCGCAGTTTGCTAGAAATAGAACGAGTAGAGGTTTCAAGTTGTTCTGCTGCCTGAGCAACAGTAGCTTGAGAAACGGGGCTTTCGCCACCGACAAAATTAGTAAGTTGAGCTGTACGCTCTTCAGTCCACTTTGGTAAGGACATATTTATTCTCCAGTTAAGTCTAAAAGGTTGGTTACAATAGTTACGCCAGCATCTCTGGCTTGTTTAGTTTTTGCGGATTCAATACCGCTCTCATTTACCAGAATAGTGACGTCCTTTGTCAGGCTAGTCTTGACCTCGTAACCAAGCTCTTGAAGGGCTTGGTGGGCGAGAGCTTTCGTTTTATAACTAGATAATTTACCTGTTATACACACGATACCCTTAATCACCGAGGTGTTTTGTGGTTTTACAAACTTAAAGTCAAATGGAAGCATACTTACTAAAGGATACTCCAAATTAAGCCAATCTAAAAGAGAGGCTGTAGACTTCTCACCAAGACCCGCAGCACGACAAGTATCATAGTCTATATCATCAATAGAATCGCAGACTGAGGCTAGTTTTTGTGCAGCGGTTTTCCCGATAAGAGGAATACTAAAAGCTGGTAATAGCACGTTTAGGGGAGCACTCTTAGAGCGTTCCAATTCATCAAATAACTTTACAGCAAGTCGCTCAGAACCAAGGGCAACAATCATCTCTTCTAGCTCAAATGAATAGATTTCTTCTAATTCTTGTATATCTAGTTTACGAATAGTTGCTGGCCCAAGTCCTTTAATCTTCAAAGAAGATGCAAAGTGCTCAATAAGCTTTTCTGACTTTGCTCCGCAGAGCGTGTTACGACAATACAGGACATAGTTAATGCTTTCCAAGACCGCACTGCAACTAGGGCAATGAGTTGGGGCTTGAATTGCTATCATCTGGTCTCTCCTGAAATTGAATGTTTATTATACGTACTTTTAAGATGTTTGTCAAGAACTATTTTTCTTCAGGTAGACCAACATCTACACGTCGAACTACGCGAGGTATAATTTCCCCTGACCGTATAACTTCTACTTGGCAGCCTATCTCGAGGTTTAAGTCGCGAATATACTGGATATTGTGTAGAGTCGCACGTCCAACCATCGCAGAACCAATCATAACTGGCTCTAAGATTGCAACTGGACTAATCGCCCCACTCTTTCCAACCTGCCATATAACGTCTAATAAAGTAGTAACAACCCCCTCTTTCTGCTCTTTTAAAGCAAAAGCTCCGCGAGGGTGATGGGCAGTATATCCCATACTCTCAAACTTCTGACTATCATCTACTCGGTAGACGATGCCATCGGTAGGATACATACTTGAGTCGAAACTACTTACAGTCTGAAAGCCTTGCGCGCTCAGATACTTCATAGTTCCAGACCAAGTAAAGATACTCGAACCTTGTAGTCCATAAGCTACGAAAGTAAGTGGACGAGTACGAAACTCCTCCAAGTCTTTCAAGTTTAGAGACCCCGCAGCGAGGTTGCGAGAATTAGGAACGCTCGAAGGGCAAACAACTTCTCCAGTTATCTGCACGGTCGCTTGGAGTGGTATACTGTTAGGTACGAGTAAACGCATCTTATCAGTAATATCACGACCAAGCTCCCCGTCCCCGCGAGTAAGTGCTATAGCCAACTGCCCATTTACATAGACAATAGATACAGCGGCTCCATCTAATTTGGGAGTAGAGATATAACCAGACAAGTCTGGGGCATCTACTAAGCTGAAAAACTTTTGTAGAGAATACATTTTATAAAGATGTGGAATACCGTCAGTAACGACATACCCTACAGAATTATAGTTGTACACACTAGCAAGGCGGTCGAACTCCTCGTCGGAAATAGTAGGATTACCTTCATAGTATGCAGAACTTGCACTGTCTAAAAACTCTTTCATAAACTTTTATCCTAAATTAGAAAAGATATTATACATTCTTTTAGGAATGTTGTCAAGAACTATTTATACAAGTCCTGAATCAAGTCTGAGAAATGTTCCTGTATCACAGATTTTGATTCGGCTAGAGATAATATCTCTATAAGACCCGAAAATAATTCTCTTGAGTTATTAAAGTCTAGTGGCATTGCTACTCCTTCTGGTGTAGGTTTCCATTCTTCATCGAAATCCATATAATACTTTCGTAGGTGCATATATTCTATGCCTCTGAAGGTATTAACTGTTAAACGAATCTGTACTTCTTTTACCTCGTCATAATGTATGACGCGTGAATAAGCCTCTGGAGCCTCGTGAAGCTCCATTATCTCCGACCCTCATTCTTCAAAATAGAAGAAAGGGGTACCACGCTTGATACATTACCAGGCTTCAGCAATCTATACGAATCGGTATCCCAACAGAAAAAAAGCAAAGTATCATCTGTCTCCTTTGCTCGATTCTTCTTTCCCTGAATATACGGGGTAGTAAAATCAAGCGTACAGACATTGTACTTTAACTTATTCGATTGTTCGCTACGATAAGTTATGACCGCATCGCCATATTCACGCACAATGTGCGTTAGTTCTTGCTTGTTCACTGTTAGCTCCTTTGTAGCAGTTTAGCAATATTTATTGTAAACCTGCGTACTCCATGCTGTTTTCAGTGGATAGCAAAAAGCCCCGACTAAGATTGCCTTAGTCGAGGCTGGTTTTATTACTTCTCTATTGCAGAGATTATAGTAGTAAAATACTGAGCGGCTTTACCAGTCAACTTAGAGATAATCTCTTCATCAACAGGCTGACCTGCATCAGTGATAGCAGCGATTAGAGCGTCTGCTGCAGCTTGCTTGGAGACACGAGTGCCGCCAGTTGAAGCTGTAGTAGTGGTGCCTTTAGCTGCTGGGGTTTTCTTAACATAGACGCCAGCCTTTGTTAGGATCATGCGAACACCGTTAGGTGATTCGTCAAGTTCTTCAGCGATATCTTTTACAATCTCCATTGATGTTTCTGGAGTTGGGTCTGCTGATTCGTATAATTCGATTGCTTTTGCTTTGCTTTCGTCTGTCCAAGCCATTCTTCTTTTACCTTTGTTAGTGGTTTGTTTGTCACCTGGACACTTGCCCAGTACTTTAAGTTGTTGGTTATAAAATCGGTCGCCCAATGGTATTCCCCTAAATTTGAAAAACTATTATACCCAAATTTAAGGAAGTCGTCAAGAACTATTTTTTTGATGTTCTAATAATGCTTCACACGCCAATTCGTTCGCTAATTCGTTTTGTTCCTTGCTAGGAGGAGGTACAAAGAATACTCCTTTATCTAGCCGCCCTGTCTTATCCCAGACATACCAAGCATAGTCAGTAGCATCTGTACCCTTGCCTGTAAAACTTGGACGCTTACTAAGAACATGTAAAGCCGTGGGTGTGTTTTCTTTCCACCATTCATGTCTACCAATACTACCCAAGTAGTTAATTCTTAGTAACATTATACAAGTTTGAGATAGTGCCAAAGAATGGTCTATGAACTCTTTTGCAAGGCTAAACGGTGGGTTTGTTAAAATCAAGTCTGTTTTTTGGTCGTGGTCGAAAAAGTCTTTTTCTTCTGTAATCTCAGAATAAGAACACGTAATGCCCTTCTCTTCTTCTAAAAAGAACTGTATTCGCCCATCGCCTCGGCAAGGCTCGTGAGCTGATGAAAACATAGACCAATCAATCTCTAGGTTTTCGTAGCACCACGGTGGCGTTGGATAAAAATCTGTGGGATTAAGTCGCTGCCCTGTTTTTTGTCTGCTCATCTATTACCCTTGAAAAATCTTCTATGAAGCACCAGTTAAAGTATTCTGATACTTGTGAATTTAAATAGCTATGGATTCCGGTTCTATTTTTATAGTGGTCGCCGTCCAGCACGAGTAGACTATATTTTGATGGAAACTTTTTAAAATTTTCTACAACAAAGGGCAGTTTTTGGTCTGCTGTACCAGAACCCATTTGTCTTTTGCACTCTATGGCTAAGTCGAGCTCTGGTATATAAAAATCCATCTTAGACCGTGGATTATTATAACAGTCTGTAAATTTTACTTGTGTTTCAAGCGTTAACCCATTACCCTGCATAATAACTGCGAGTTCTGTTTCTAAGTGTTGCCCTGACTTTACTGCATTTGCGCCTTGCGAGATCATTAGTATGTTCCTCTGTTGTGAAGTTTATATTATACACGGATCGAGGATCATTGTCAAGAATTATTTTT